TTCACCAACTTGTAGAGCTCCTCTTACCATTTCTTCAAGGTGGTCATAACTTTCAAAGTCACCTTTATCGATAATGAATTGAGCCTTTGTCATTACCTTTTGTAACTCTTGTTGTTTACAAAACTTTAATGATTTTTCTTGAACAAAAGAAGAGCCTTCATCTGATACGTTTTTGACCTGTTCAATAGTATCTAAAATACTTTTTTGAGCCATTGGTGATGATATTTCTGACTTGGTAAGTTGTTCCAATGTGTCAAAAGTTGGTGTGTGTTCATATTTTGAATAGAACTCTTTAACCATCTGACATATAATTCTGAAATACTGGTTATCAAAATAATGTGGGTCAATTACTTCTAAGATTGAGTTGGAAAAGTCCTTATAAAGGATAATATTATTAAGTAGTTGGATTTGAAAAGTATTACCTAAATAACCAAAGTTTTTTTTGTCTGACATATTATTTTTTTTTAATATTTGATAAATATTCTTAATCGAGTGAATAGTTTAAGTATTTGTAATATAAATTTTTAGATGAAAAAATGTCAGTTAGATCCTTTAGTATGGTTTTTATTGTTGGTCTTATATCCAGAGTATATCTAGCCTTTGGTGGGTATAGTTTAGCGTCTATAGTTCTATGACAAATTGTCTCATTTCCTATTTTTATAATAATATTAAAATATTCTGGACCATCTGTATTTGCGGTTTCTAATATGGAAGGGTCTTGTTCGATTTGATATCGATTTTCCAACATATAAAAAACCGACTTATTTCTTAGTTTTGTTTGTAAGTCATTTGATAAACTCGTAACGTAGTTTAATAACTCAAGACTATTTTTAGCCTTTGGGTTGAATCCTCTTACATTAAAAAATCTTTGGACTACAAAGTTATCGTTTAAGGTAATTAAAAATTCAATTTTTGTAATGTCTTGATTTTCTTTCATAATTTTAGTTTTTTCTTTTAAATTTTGTTTTTTCTTTTCTTGTTAGTTTTAAAAATGGCGTTAGAAAATATGTCCAATTATTATCAGTTTTAGGTAAAAACTTAAATAAACCATCTTCCATCATCATCCTTATAAGGTTTTTATAACCTCTTCCATCGGGGTCTAAACTTTCAAAATAGTAACGGTAGACCATCTTTTTACCGTCTTCGTCAATTAAAGGATTACTTAAGTCTACAAGTTTTTTGTTTATTTCAAAAAACTCTAATCCAAATATACCTTCTTTAGTTTTTCCAGTTAATAGATTTTGAAGTGCGACATTATCTTTATTTTCTTTGATTAATTCTTCACCTTTTGTTAAAATATCGTCGAACTCAATTTGTTTTTCAAGTAGTTCAGGAAAAAATTTCAGTAATGTTTTTTCACCAAGATAAAATATGCCATCAATATTATCTGAATCATCACCCGTTATTATTTTAACTGTTTTAACATTATAGTGGGGAATTAGATTTTCATAAAGTTTAATTTTATCCCCTAATTTGAAATAAGTTTTGCTGGATGGTGAATATATAGTAACTTTGTCTGAAATGAGCTGTGTTAGGTCCCTATCACTTGAGAATATTGTTTTATGTTCGTCTTCAGATATACTACAATAGTATGCTATTAAGTCATCCGCTTCTGAATGTTCGACCTCTAATTGTCTCACAAACATTTCTTCCAAGTATTGTTTTACTCTTTGTTTTTGAATGTTGAAAGATTCTTCTTTTAATTCGTTTTCTGAACTTTTTCTGTTCAACTTATACTTAGGGTAAATCAATCTTCTTCGTGACGTGCTCCTGTTACTGTCCCAAAACACAACAACTTTGTCAAAATTAGACTCTTCTAAAAATTTACGTAAAGTATTCAAAAAGTGCCAAATACCTCCGATGTGTTTTCCATCGTGATAAAATTCTCTAACACCATGAAAACCAATTTTCAATAAATTATTTCCGTCTACGAGTAATGTCTTTGACACTCACTAATTTTTAATTGTTACTACTCTACTCATTCTTTTTCTTCTTTCAAATCAAAATCGCCATCCACACCAATTATGTCTTTCCAATAATCTGCATAGTCTTTTTTGTATTTTTCTATATTTAGTTTTTCTTCAGTTGTGTCTTTACCAGCAATAAAACCATGCGGCGTTACAATTATTTTACCATCATCATATCCAAGACCATTTATGTGATTTTTCATTACAGACACTTTAGTTCTCGAGGCAAACTTAACGGTTCTTTTGTCTTTAGTTGCCGTAATCTTAGTTGTTCCCGCGCCTTTTTGATTTCCAAATAAAAATACTAAAGATGAATTCAACCAAATAGCCTCGCCGCCTTTTGCTTTTATTTTAGGTTGTCCAAATGGATTGTCAGGTAACTCTACCCAAGGTTGGTTTACAATTATCAAAGTATTTTCATATTTAGAGTCTGACTTACGAGAACCAGAAACTCTTTGGTTTATTCCCATACCAATTTTATCCGCCAAAGCCGCAGCGTTATGTTGTTTCCCGCCACGACCTTCATATGTCATTTTACATGGAACAGAACCTACAGAGTCCCACATTATACATAGTGAATATTCTAACTCTCCTTTTTCTTGAGCGTTTAATAAACTATTAATGTAATCTGTTATTTGTTCGATGTATTCGAAGTCGTTGTTGAAAATAAAAAATCCATCCCAATCAACTTCGCCTGTTTCTTCATCTACAACTTCTTCACAGTCAAAACCCATAAGTTTTGCATGTTCAAAAGACCATTTTTGTTCTGTAATTATAAAAACAGGAAGTATTCCTTTTTTTTGAGCATCAACCGCAGTTTTAACAAGAGCGGTAGTTTTACCCGTATCTGAGTGACCTAAAAACATATTAAGGTGTCCAATAGCTGGTCCTGGTAGACCAACAGCATCAAGAAAATCACCACCTAAATCGAAAAATCTTTGTGGTTTATACTTCGCTGAAGTTGAAAACTTTTTCTTCAGTGAACTAAAATCATTTTTTTTAATAGCCATGATTATATTTCGTAAATTTCTAAGTTGTTAATTGTGTCTAATTTATCTTTTGCATTTGCTAGCTGTTCAACCAAATTATCCATTTCTTCTGTGTGTTGTGGGTGTTCTCCAATCCCAACAGGATTTGTAAAATAAACATATAAACGAGCTTCAGCATCTGCAATGTCTGATTCATATTTTTTTACAAGAGCGTCTTTTAGTTTTTCTGCAATAAATCTGTTCATTTTTTTTGTTTTTTTTGAAAGTTAATAAAAACAGGCTCATTTACCGAGCCCGTATAGTTAGTTTGAATTAGAATGGTAAATCTTCTGCAGGTTCGTCGTTAGCCTGTAGGTCAATAACAGGTTGTTTTGTTTGTTTTCCACCTCCAAGTGAAATTTCAGCCTCTTCACCATAGATATATTTTTTAAGTTCAGAGTTCCAAATTGGAGTTTCTCCAACAGCGACAGCCTCTAAATACTCTACAGGTTTTTTTGAATATACGTCATTCCAAGTAAGTTCATCTTGTAACCAATCCTCCATGATAACTTTATCTGTATGTAATATTTGTGGGTCATCATACATAATAGTTTGAATTACGGTATACTCTTTTCCTTGTGGGGTTTTTGCCTTTATAAGTTCGATAATTAAATCACGTCCTTTTTCGGCGTCTGTTACATCACCTTTTGCTTTCCAAATGGGTAAGATTTTGTCCAATACGCCTTCTTGTTTGTAGTTGTGTTTAAATCTCCAAAATTTAACTCCATCTTGTTCGTTGTCTCGGTCGATTACTTTAACAATATAAAATAAACGTGAACGATACTGTGACGCCAAATCTTTGTCTTCTTTTTTTCCTGTGGAAATAAGTTCATTATAAACTTCAGTTAATGGTGAACGTTCATTGTCATTTTTATCAGGGTCATACAACTTAACCCATTGTCCGTTTACTTGAATTTCGTGATACCAAACTTCAACAAATGGTGATGAACCATCTTTGGTAGGTAGGATACGAATTCTTCGTGATGCCGACTTTTCATTCTTTTGAAGAATTGCTGAAAAATACTTCTTTAATCTGTCTTCTTGAGAAATGTTTGTTTTTTGTGAACTCGTAGTTGTTGAGTTCTTTTCGTACTGTGCTAGTACTGAATCTAATACTGAATTTGCCATAAATAAATTTTTAATTATTACTCTTTTATCTTTATAAGAATATAACTGAAAAATAGATTTTGTCAAATAAAAAAGGGAAGATAATTCTTCCCTCAATTTATAACATCAATTTAAAAATTAAAATGTATTTTCGTCTTCATCTTGGTCAAAAATTCCAAAAGTTTTTTTAACTTCGTTTGGTGAAAAGTTTTCAACCTCGTCGGAAGTTAAAATATATTCATCTTTACCTTGTTTTTCAAAATCTTCTTTTTTGTCTTCAAAATAATCTGTAAGTTTTTGATTATATGGGTATGAATCTAATGAACGTAACATAAGTTTTTCTTCAGGACTTTTTGTTCTATATTTTTCAACTTTACTTTCGATAGAATTTATTTTTGACATTATTTGGTCCATTTGGTTCAACTTGGTTTCCAAGTCATTAATTTTTTGGAACATTCCGTCCATAAATTCTTCTTGTTTTGTTTTAATTTCTTGTTGTGTTGTCACCAAATCAGTTATGTCCAATTCTTCAGTTTCTTCTTCTTCATCTTTTTTTTCTGTATCTACTTCTTCTACATCAGGGTCTGACTTGACATCAACAGGCTCTGGAATTGCTTCAGCTCCTCCTGCATCAGGTGCGGGTGCAGCTCCTGCATCAGGTGCGGGTGCAGCTCCTGCATCAGGTGCCGGTGGTGCCCCTCCTGCGTCAGGTGCTGTTGGTGCTCCTGTGTCAGGTGCCGGTGAAACTTCTTGTTCATTAATGTAACTTGTGATTTGATTAAATCTTCTTAACTCTTCAAGGATTTGTTTTTCTATATTCATTTTTTATCCATTTAACAATGTTTTAGTCCCTGTTGGGGTTTCGACTTTTAACGTTTTATTTGTTTTAATTGTGTTGTCTACGCGTTCAATAAGACCGTCTTTTATTCTTATTGTGTAACAATCACCTGTGTCCAAATCGCAAACTTCTTGGTATCCATTACCTTTGTCTTTTTGCGCGATTTTAGTATCTTTTCTAAGATAGTTGTCTAATAACATTTTAATTTCCATAGTTTTTTTATTATAAATATTAGGTTATGGGAAAAATAACACATATGCGTTCTCGAAAACCGTTTTATACCTATTATAAATATCTAGTATGTCCCGAAAACTCGAATTAACTTTTTGTGCTTTTCTAAGTGTAAAATCAGCGGCGCTTGTTGGTAAGTTAGTGTAAAGTCCTACACCACCAGCAGGACTCACAAATCGACCTTCAACTCTAAATAAAGTATAAAGTGAGTATGCTTCTGCGTATTTTTTAGCATCTGTTGTTTCTGTACTTGAATTTTTTAAACTTTCAATTATTGGTAAAAATGCTTGATTTAAGGAATTAAAAAATTCTAACCCTTTTTCAAAACTTTCGAATACTGCGTATGGTTTAGAAACACTAGTGTCTTCTAAGGCCGTTGTTAAACACACTTGTTGAGTAATTAAACTATTCATACTACCACCATAATTGTTTGATGTTGATATTTCAAACAAGTTATAATTTGGAGCGCTACAGGAAATTAAGTCAACTTTGTTATTAATTCTTGTAAAAGCAATTCCATAATATAATGGTTTAAGTTTTGCAAGGGCGGTCGTTATTTTACTATTTAATAATGTTTGTAAATCCGTGGAAGTTATTGGTGTAAGATTAATGTCTACAAAAGGAACCGTAGTGAAAGTTGTGGCGGTCAAACATATGTTTTCAGGAGCCTGTAATGAACCCGCTTCAACTGTCCCTTGTTTGGTATCTACATTTACCACAGCCTCTGATACTTTTGTTTCTTTCAATATCAATTCTTTATAGACATTTAAATAATTTTGATTTAATGTGTCAATCAAACTATTCGGTTGTGGTAGACTATATCTTGATACTCTAACACCTTCCAATGATGTTTCAAATTTACCAGGCGCTACGCTGTGTGATACGCTCAAAACCATGTAAGGACCATAGAAAAGAGGAACGTGTCTTAAATTAAAATACATGGTCGGTTGTATCATGGCATTTCCCATCATATCAACTTTTGCAACATAACTTCTACTTTTGTAAATACTATATAATGATACTGTTTGTTGAGCCACTTTATCACCAGCTACTGAAGCTCCAAGTTGTGCAAACAACTTATTAGATTCCGCCGTATTTTTTTTCTCAGACATATCTATCGATACACTTTTAAATATGCTTTGGTTTTGAGTTCCGTAATCAACACTAAAACCAACTACTCTATTTTTCTTTGAATAATCTTCGTTTGGACTTGATGGGCGCCTTAAAGGATTGTCTGAAGACTTACGTATGTCAAAACTGTCATCAGCAAACCTTGAGTATGCTGCGTTAGATGCTGTAAATTCGGAAGGTTTACCAACATACATCAACAGAAATTTGGGGGTTGCCTTTATATAGTCAACATCTAAAAAAGTTCCAAATAGTGTTTCTGTTGCATCAACAGGTATGCTTTGGTTTGTTGCAACCGCCTGTTGGATTCCATAAAAATTAACGTAAGCGGGAAGTGCGTAAAAAATCATATTGTTGTTTGCACATATATTACTTACAACCGCCAACATACTTGAATTGTCATTACTTTTAAGTAAATCTTTAATTTTTTCTAAATCTATTGTAATTTCGTTACCAACATCTCTTCCGGCCTTATCTTGAAATAAAAAATCTTCAAAAATTGTTTTATTCAAAAAGTCGGTTCCGCTAATCCACTTATCATTCATTGTTTTAAGTAACGAATACGTTTCTAATTTCGCAACATTACCTGCAGACGAAT